ACGGAATGGAGTTGATAATCAGCATCAGCTGTCTCGGCCCACCGGAAGGGTCTGGGTTCGCGTTGCACTGTCGATTGTCGCCGTAACGGTGGCCACCGCCTGATGACCGTCGGCCAGGAGCACGCCGGTCGAATAGCTGTAGGAGTTCAGCGATCCGATTCGAGTCATGGTGGTTTCGGCGATGATCTCCGTATTCGTGTTGATGTTGTAGACCGAGAGATCGGGGACGCCGGTGACGGGCACGGGCTCCCGGTCCTTGTACCAGACCACAACGTAGCGGTTCGTGGCCCCGTTCTGGTAGAAGTAGAGGATCGCCTCATACACCGGGCCGATCGTCGATTCGTTGGTGATCGCGCCGTTGACCAGCACGAGGTCGACCTCCGGCACGCCAGCGACGGTGGGAACCGCCACAGTCGTACCGGCCCAGAGGGCCGTGCTGACCGGAGCGTTGAGCTGGAAGCGGTGGTGCACCGGGTCCAGGTTCGATGCCCCGGAGATACTGACCACCAGCTCCAGCGAGTTGACGACCGCGAACCGAGCGTTGGGGAGCTGGATTTCATACAGCCCAGGGTGGTTCGTCGCATCGACTTCCTGGAACCTGCACTTGTTTAGCGTGGGAGCCGCGAAGGTGCCGAGCGTGGCGATCGTCTCCACGTTGCTCGACCCCTGAGCGTAGACCGTCGCCGTGGCCTCGTTGTCGCAGACGGTGCCGATCCGCAGCCCCGTGCTGGTCGAGCTCAGGCCGGTGTATGCCGCTCCCGTCACCGCGTTCTTGAGGATCATACGGAAGAGGTTCGAGGTCTGTCCCCGAGTCCGTAGGTCAGCCATTGTCGAATCCTCCTGCGAAGGCTGGGGCTACAACTGCGTCGATCACGAGGCCCATGAACAATGCGTCCGTGGCGACGTCGGTCCACCCAGTGGCATCGGTCCTGTGCGTCCGTCCGAAGGCGAAGCCGCAGTTCACTCGCAGCGCCGCCGTCACGAAGGGTATGATGTTCACTGTGACACTGTTGGCGGTCGTAGGCAGCACCGTGAGCCGGTACGTCCCCGCCGGGAGTGTCAGGGCAGAAGCCCAGAAGACCGTGATGTGGCCGTTTGCGCCCGTCCCGGCAAGCGCCACCGCCGTGACGTTGGCGGACCCCAGCAGGGTGTTGGAAGCGTCGTAGAGTTTGACGGTGAAGTCGCCGGTCGTCGTTGCCCCGCGAGCGTCCAGCATCGCTCCGATGGTCCGAACCGCGTGGGGAAGGACGATCAGAACACCGTTCTCGTCCGGGTTGGATCCAGTGTTGTAGGTCAGGGTGCCCGCAGTGTTGACCATGCCCCCGAACCCGTAGACCAGCGTCCCGTCGGAGTACTCGACCGCGATGCCGGGAGCGAAGTGGTCCACCTGATTGGAGCCTACGTTGTAGGCTCCGTGGGGCATGTAGTTGTATGCGGCATTGACCCCGCGGAAGACAGTACCAGACGTCGCACCCGACTCATACCGCACGACGGCAGCCAGGTGTTCGTTCACCGTCGGGGTGTAGTCATTGGTGAGCGTGACCCAGTTCCACCCCACCGAGAAGGACGACGTCGACGCACTTGCCGGGGCCGGCGGGTCAGAGTCCCCGCCCTTGACCGTATTGTTGGGGTTGTTGAAGCCCGTGATGCCCTCCAGCCTGACCGAGAAGGTCGGGGTGCCGTTCTTTGTCGTGCAGTAGAACCCGATCCGACGGATCGCCTTGGCCTGATCGGCCAGGAAGAACGCTGCCGCGAAGTGAGTCGCCGACGAGAGGGTCGCGACGGCCGCGTTCGACAGCGAGTCGTGGCTGAACATACCGTCGAAGCCGAAGAGCGTTCGGGAAGTTGGGATCGTGGGCACAGGACCTCCAGATCTATCTTAGGGACCCGAACCCGCAAACGTTCCGTCTGCGATGCGGGAAAGGCCCGAGCCGGTGTAGTTGTAGTTCCGGAACCCGGCCACGGTGTGGCCCGCAAGCGCAGATGAGACCCCAGCGAGGGTGGCGTTGCCGAGGGTGGAGTTACCGAGATTACAGGCCACGACGTCCACGTGGGTGGGGTCGGTGTTGTCCGCTCCGTTTCGGATGCGAATGAGTTTCGAGCCCGCGCCTCGGATCTTCTCCAGGGTACCCTGGAAGCGTGATCGGGACTCGGCCCAGTAAACAGGATTTTCGACGGTTTCGCCGGTGAAAAGTGTCGGCGCTGTGAACTGAGCGTTGCAGTTGACCCGAACCATCGACCAGTCGGTATAGCCCCCTTCCGCTTCTCCGTCGATCCACAGGCCCCGCGTGCGTCGGAGAATGCCCTCACATCGAACATGCTCCACATGGATCTCTCCACCGTTGGAGTTGCCCTTCTTGATCCGCAAGATGCAGCCCGCGTCCGTGGTCGCTACGCCGTGCATCCACACGAAGGCCGCTTGGTCACACTGAAGAACCACCCCACTCTCAGAGCCCCCGAGTCCGATTGCCTGGAGCCGGTGTACCAGGGACTGGTTGTGGCCGAGCCGGATCATGCCACCAATCGGCTCGCCGGATACTGAGTCGACACGCCCACAACCGAAGCCGTTGATGTTGATGTACTCGCTATCACTATCGAGGAGGGGCGCTGTAGTGTACTGCCCCATGTAGATGCCGAAGTTCTCCACCCATGTGAAGTGGAGGTTCTCGAACCGCAGGCGGAAGGTGCCCGCTCCCGAGGTGCTCTTCGTTCCGAACACGCCGAGGACGCGGTCGCTTGTGGATTGGCCCGCGACCGAGAAGCCGCTGTAGGTGCAGTCGCTGTTGTCTTCGAGGCGGAACACGCTCTCCGATGGGAAGCCAGCAGCGCAGACGATATGAGTGCTGTTGACGTAGGGGTTGTGCCCAACGCTGGTGGACTCACGCCGACCCGCTCCGATGAACCCACTCGACATCCGCCGCGTGACAAGGATCTGGGATTCGAGGTTGATGACCTGACCCGCTCGACCGCCCACGTGGGTGTACCTCTGCCGCGATGCCCCACCGCCGAGAGCAATATCGTTGGCGACGGCAGTGAAGGCAGCCTGAAAGCGATCCTGGTCCGACGAACCCGCCACCTGATCGGTGAATAGGAGCTTGTGGTACTGGGGCTTCTGAGGGTATGATTGTGTGATTAGCAGGTCTGCCAATGCGATCTCCTCAGTAGAGTCGAGTGAGGGTCATGCAGCCAATCATGCCCATCAGACACACGGTCAACGGGGCGCGATCTTAGGCCGCCGTCGAGATCGCGGGGTCCTGGTTGGTGATGACGAGCTGGATGTCGGTGCCGGAGTCCTCGTCGCGGAACGCCTCGAACGTCCCCGACAGGTTGAGCGGGCCGCGCCCGGACACCTGGGGGGTGTTGATCCGCAGCTTCATCGCCGGGATCGTGAAGTGCCACGAGTTGACGCCGCGCGTCAGCACCAGCTCCATGCTGACCGTGGTGTTGTCCTTGGTCCGCTCATAGAGCTCGTAGGTGTCGTAGGTGAACATGACCTCGATATCGCCGTTGATCGACCGCTCATCCTCGGGGATGTCGGCCCGCAGTCCGGTGCCGTCGAGCACGAACTCCTCGGCCGACATGGCGTTGCTGCCGCGGATCGTCACGGAGCGGACGGTGGCCACCGCCACGCGCGAGCCATCGCCCTCGGGGTCGAGGTAGATGACGGCCTGGAAGGAGTTGAAGGGCTCGTTGTTGGTCGGGTAGGTCGGCGAGTCGTCCATCGAATCGTTGACCAGCGCCTCCTCGCGGAACAGGAGGCCGGCCCGGGCGGTGACGACGCCCTCGTTGGGGACGCCGATCTCCCACTCGTTCACGCGCCCGCCCAGGTACCGCAGGATGCGGGAGTTGCCGCTGGGGAAGGCAAAGTACTTCTCGACCGTCAGGCCCTCGTCCAGGTCCGGGGAGCCCTCCATCGAGTGCACGTAGGGGCCCGAGCCGCTGGTGCTGACGCCGTCGGAGTTGGTCAGGGCGTGCTTGAAGATCAGCGCCCACGGCCCGTTGGGCTGCAGCTCGCCGATGACGTCGCCGCCCGGGCGGTGGTTGCCCGTCTGGGGGGCCGAGCGCATACGGTCGTCGCGGAGCAGGGTCGACTCGATGTTCGTGGGCGGATCGGCCAGCGTTTCGCTGCCGAAGTCCCACCCGAGCGCCTCCTGCTCGACCGACGGATCGCCATCCTCGCTCAGGGTGCCCCAGCACGGCTCCTCCTGGACGATGATTCGGGCGCGAGATCCAGTTGCACGATCGGGCCGGCAAGTCATGGGGGTGCCTCCAGGTCGGCATCTCGCGCCGCCACCTGTTTAGACGCACCTCGGCCCAGTCAATATGCCGAAATCTCGCACAGCACCGTCGCCACCACCAGCGCCATGGGGTAATCGGCGTCAGCGGCCCACGCCAGGGAGTACTTCGCGTCGTCCACCAGGCCGTTCGGGCAATCGTCCGTGGCGAGCAGGTGGTTGTCGAAGAAGACGTGGTGGAAGTCGTAGAGGAGGCGGTGCATCTTGGCCGCCAGGGGGTTATCGTCGACGACGCCCCCGATGACCACCTGCTGCCGGTCTGCGGTGACCTCCTGCTGGGTCAGCCGCACGAGCATCTGAACCTGGTACTGGGCGCGCCGGTCGTTCCTCCCCACGATGCGGTCGGCGCCATCGTTGACGACGGGCAGGAGGGTGATGATCCGCTCCCACCCCTCTTTGGCGGCGTCCTGGGCGAAGCGCAACGGACGGTCGTAGAGGCGGACGATGTTGGGCGTCGCCCCCCAGAGCGTCACCGCCCCGCCATTGCCGCCGGTGCCGCTCACCACGAGGCCGGAGGCGATCCGGGCGATGTTGGCCTGCTGGGCGCGGAGGACCTGGTAAATCGGCTCTTCAAGGGCTGGCATGGCGACCTCACGGTGAAATGCTCAAGGGCCCGAAGATCCGCTCGATCTCGCCGGCGAACTGGGCGAGCGCGGTGTTGGACACGCGGCGGAGGTGCTCGCGGGTTTCGGCGACCATACGGTAGGGCTTGTGCCCAGGGTGGTTGACGCGGCGGGCGAGCACGAAGGCCTCGTCCGAGGAGTCGATGTCGAGGGTGTCCGAGACGCGGCCGGGGCGAGAACTCGAGCGGTTGATCTCGCTGGCCAGATCGCTGCTCCGCCCGCCGAACCGGCTCCGCCCGCCGTCCTGGTGCCACTTCATCATCGCGTAGCCGTGCTTGGGGATCCTGTGGGGTCGGGCTCCGAACTCCAGGGAGGCCAGCGCGATGCCGCCGCCGGTGTCGAGGGCCTGGTTGCGGATCACGGCCTGGTAGTGGTTGTCGAGCGTGATCTTCTCGATCACCTCCCACTGGTCGCGGAACGGCTGGTACCCGCGGCGCGACCCGGGCAGGCGGCCCTGGGAGCGATTCACCGGCGTCACGCGCTTGATGTACCCGAGCCCCTCGTTGGCGAGCTTGCGGCCAATCAACGTCGAGGAGGCGGTGCCGATCGCGCGCTCGAGTCGCACCAGGGCGAGCAAGAGCCGCTTCGCGTTGATGACCCGGACGATGACCGGCATAGCCCGCTCCTTACGGCCACCCCATCCACCCCTCACGCGTCTCAATGACGGTCTGGCCTGGCAGCATCACTCCACCTCGGCCTGGATGGCGTTGAGCCCCTCGGTCCACTCGTTGTCCAGATCGCGCATGCGGCGCATGAGCACCATGATGCTGTCGCCGGCGAGCCGGTCCCCGTCCACCGCGATCGCCGCGCCCTGCTTGTCGATGAACCACTTGAGGTTCTTCATCTTCAGGTACGCGAGCACCAGCTCGAAGCGGTCCTCCGGGATCGACTCCAGGTCGCGGTCCACCACCTCGTAGCGGACGATGATCTGCTCGCCGTCCCGGATCGGGAACAGGAAGCGGACCTTCTCGCCACGCAGCTCAAAGGTGTCCTCGCGCTGCACCGCGCCGAGCTGCTGGCGGTTGAGGAAGTCCAGGGAGGCCGACATCTGCTGTCCGGAGGGGAGAGTGCCGAACGGGACCATCCCGCTCATGTACGCGTTGACGGGGATGCCGGCGACCTCGCGGGGCCCGCCCGTCGTGCCGTGGTCGCGCCGGATCCTGGTGATCTCGCGGCACCCGGTCGGCATCGCGTAGTCGGTGGTGCCATCAACGGTCGTGATCGTGGTCTCGAGCGAGGTGGTGCGGCCGCGCTTGGCGTTGATGGCTTGGGCGGCATCGGCCGCCCAGCGGGCGATGGTGGGCTCGTGGGGCTGGTTGTCGTCTGGGTTGCGCGGGATCTCGACGCCGTCCGGGCTGTGGATCTTGAGCGCGTCGATCAGCTCGTTGAGGTCGAGTGCCATGCCTGATTAGACGCCCGCGCTGTTGCGGTGGACGGTGAACGAGGCAATCCGAGACCAGAAGTCGGTCGCGGGGCTGGTGATCCGGCCCTGGATGAGCGGTCGCCGGTGGGCTCACAGGGTCAGTGCGAGGTGGGCGTCGATCGGCGTCTCGAAGGTCCTTTGCCTCTGGATCGCTACTCGTCGTCCGCCCCATCCTCGACGTCGCTTTCAGTGGGCAGGTCGGCATCCGTCGCCTTCTCAGCCGGCGCGGCCCGCGCCGGCTCCATCGCCAGCGGCAGCGCCCGGTCCCCCGCGAGTATCGACTCCGCCGCGGACACGATCGCCTGGAGTGCCACCGCCCAGTCCGGCTGCTTCTGCATGCACGCGAACGCACCCTTGCACGCCTTGGCCTGCTCGAAGCAGGCCGGGCAGCTGATGATCTCGTTCAGGCTCACCGCACGCACCTGGCCGCTGGCGTAGAGCGGGTGGAAGGTGATGCGCTGGGCGGGGCGGGTGGGACCCATGATGCAGAGGGTGGGGCAGGCCGCCGCGTGCGCCAGCCACAGGGGCCCGGAGTCCATCGTCACCGCCAGGTCGACGTGGCGGAGCAGCTCAACCGTGTGCAGCGCGTCACGCCCCGGCATGGCGTGGACGCCCGGGCCGGCGTACTCCCGGGCGAGCTTCTCGTCCGACTCGATCAGCACGATGTCGCCCATGGGCTTGAGGAGCCGGATCAGGGACGCCACCTGGGGCTTGGGCAGGGACTTCATCGGCCCGGATCCTCGGAGCTGGACCGCGATCAGCTTCCGATTCGCCGGCCGGGGCGCTCCGGACATGGGCCGCTGCAGGTTCCGGAAGTGCAGGAAGCTCGCCACGAACTTCACCGCCTCCGGGGGAACCTTGAGGGCCCAGTCCTCCGGCAGGATCTCGATCGCACGCGACGTCATCGCGGCCATGAACAGCTCCACGCGGGACAGCTCGGACCCCCGGTGGTCCGCCTCGGCCACCTGGTCCATGTTCACCAGGCCGACCCGCGCGGCGTTGGCCTCGTGATCCGGCTTGGCCGGGGAGTCGACACCGTACCAGCAGTCGTCATGGGCGAACAGGGAGTGCCACTGGTGCGAGCACCGGAGCACCGGCAGCAGCGACGGCACGAGCCGGCGGAAGGCCGACACGACCGCCCGGAGCATGATGATGTCCCCCAGGGCGCCCCAGCGCCGGAGCACGATCACGCCCCCGTTCGGGAAGCTGTCCTCCACCGTGCGGCCGGCCTCGTCGGCCAGCACGAAGGAGTCGGACTTCAGGAGCCCCTCCGCCATCGACGCCGGCACCGACGTCGGCTTGCCCACCCTGAAGGTGTAGGCCCGCCGCTCGTACCGCTTCTGCACTGAGGCCCGCTGGCCCACGTAGGCGAGGTTTACTCGATTCATCGGATCATCTCCAGGCCCATGGCATCGGCGTACAGCTCGACGCGGTGCTTGTTGCTCTCCAGGCCGCCGCGGTGGTCGCGCTCCAGGGCGTGGTTCAGGTCCAGATGCGCGTCCGCCCCCCAGTCCATCTTGCCCGAGATGTAGGGGGCGAACTCGACGCCGGGGTGCCTGGCTCCCAGAGCCGAGACAAACCGCCGTTGCACGAGGATCTTGGTGCTCTCGAGCCCGAGCAGGCGGGACAGCGCCCGGCAGACCGGCACGAGCATAACGATGTCTCCCAGCGCGTGCGTGCGAACGAAGCACAGCCGCTTGGGGTTGTGCTCCTCTGCCCAGTCCATGAGCGTCCGGTAGAGCTTGACGTTGGAGAGCCCGGAGACGCTGGACGGCTGGACCAGGGTCAGCCACCGCGGCCACAGGTGCAACGCCGTGCTCCGGAGGATGGTGCGAGGGGTGGTGGAGGTTGTCCAGGCGAGCATCCCGACAGAATAGCAAGGGGCGGGGGTTATGAGCCCCCGCCCCTTGCCGCCTCAGTCAGGACGATCTATCAGGAGCCGGCGCCCAGCCGCAGGATGCGGAACTGCTGGGGACGCACGCCCTTGAAGGCGAACGCGAGGGCCCGGGACTTCTTGGTGAGCAGCGTGTCGGGGTCCTGGAACGCGGCGGTGAGGACCGACGCCAGGCCGAACGGCGAGAAGATCGCGCCCGCGTAAAACGGGTTCATGTTGTCGACGTGGCCGAAGAGCGCCAGGTTGGGGTCGATCTGCGGGTCGTGCAGATACAGGACGCCGTCGATCGACGTCCCCATCTGCAGGATGTTGCCGCTCATCCGGCGCTGGTCGAACATCTGATCGCTGACCTTCAGGCCGAAGGCCATCGGGGTCTTGGCGATCTGCTTGGCCACGTTCGTGCCGACCACCGCCCAGTTGGGCTGGCGGAAGATGTCGTGGGCCATCTCGACCTGGATCGCGGTGATCGCGACCTCGAGCAGACGGCGGTCGTAGGCGGACTGCTCGCTTGGCGCGTAGGTGGAGTAGCTGCCGCCGTCGTCCGGGTCCCAGTAGACGTCGCCGCGGGTGTTGGTGCCAGCGAAGGTCACGAGGCGATCGACCACCGTGCGGTCAACCTCCCACGCCAGCTCATCGGCGGTAATCATGTCGCCGATGGTCAGGATGTCCATGGAGTGCTGCGAACGCAGCGCCACGTCGACCTGGTGCGAGAACTGGTGCATCAGGGCGCGCCACTCGACCTCGACCAGCTCCTTGGTCAGCTCCATGCCCACGGCGCGGATCTGGTCGCCCTCGTTCTCCCACAAGGAGTACTCGGGGTCGTGGGTGTCCAGGTCAGCCAGGCTGCGGCCGATGCCGGTGCCGGTCGGGCCATTGTCCTTGGCCAGGCGGCGCATGTAGAAGACGTAGCCGGAGGGCTGCGTGAAGGGCTGCAGCGACGTCAGCCGCGACGCGATGAGGCGCGGGTACACCTCAAGGGAGACGTGGATCATCTGGGTGATGAAGTCCGTCACCTGGGCCTGCAGCGTGGACGACGCCAGCGGGGCCTCGGCGGCGAACGCCAGACCGGCCGCGGCGGCCATGGGGTTCGAGCGCTGGACCACGGCGTTGGCGACGTACGACGCCTGCTCGTAGGCGGCGATCGCGGATCGGAGCATCGCGTGGCCGCGGTACCGCTCCGGGCTCGCGGCGGCGAACCGGCCCTCCATCGCCTTGTCGAACTCGGGGAAGTGGTCCTTGATGATCGGACCGAGGGCTCGCCGTGCATCGCAGAGCTTCCCGCGACCCGTCAGCGGCACCGGAACGGCAAAGGGATTGATCATTGGGACCTCGTGTGTCTTGCCCGTCGCCCGGTCGGGCCGGCTGGGTGCGGTTCAGGGAAGAGCCCTGCGGTGTGCGGCACCGCAAAGCTCCGGGGGTGTCGGGTGCCGTCTTTAGACGGCGAAGCTGTGGCCGCGGAGCGCCATCGCTCCGAGGGCATTTTCGGTGCCGACCTGGTACCCGCCGCCGCCGCTGCCCGCGGCCGGGTTCTGCGGGTTGGCGTCGAGCAGGCCGTTGAGCAGGTTCTCCGTGGTCATGTGGGGGTTGCCGCCCCCGCCGCCGCCCGGGTTGCCGGCGGGCGTCGCCCGCGGCACCAAGCCCGCCGCCTCCAGGTCCGCCAGCTCGGTCCGAGCGGCCTCGAGCGCCTTGTTGGTGTCCTCGATGCCCAGGCGGGCGACCCGCTTGAGGATGAGGTTCTTGGCCGGGCTGCCCTGGTACTGGGTCGCGACCGCCTCGAGCGCGGTCCGCACGCGGCCGATCTTGAGGCCGGTCTCGACCTGGTCGCCCAGAGTCTTCTTCTCGGCCTCCAGCGTGGCGACGCGGGTGGTGAGGGCCTTCACCTCGCCCTCGGCCGTGGCGATCTTGGCCGCGGCATGGGCGTCGGTGATCTGCTCATTGACGATGCCCAGCGTCTTCTGCGCGGTCTTGAGGCCGCTCAGCGCCTCGGTGGCGATCTTGAGATTGGTTTGGGTCGCGGCCAGCGCCTCCTGGACCGTCTTCAGCTCCGCGGCATGCTTGGTGGCGGCTGCCTCGTTCGCGGCCTTCACCTTCGCGTCGGCGTCGCCCAGCGCCAGAGCGCGCCCTTCGGCGATCATGAGGTCGTACAGGGCCGGGTGGGCTGCCTTGAGTTCGGCGGGAGTCTTCATTTCGTCCGCTCCTGGAGTTGCTTGCTCCGTCACTGTCGCGCCGTCCGCACCGGCGAATCCGGGCTCACTGACGATGTCGTACGTGATTAGACGCATCGCCTCAGCAACGTCGACAAAAGTGTTGTCAGGGATCTTGTACTCGAGCCGCTCTTGCTGCGTGGGATCACGCCAGCGCACGGCAGCGCGATGGCTGATTCCTGGGTTGCCTTCCACGGCGAGAATCGCCATGATCTTGCGGCCTTTTTCGTTGTCCATGACGTCGACGGTCACACGCGCGAGCGTCTCGCCGACCATCTCCACCGAGTCAACCTTGATCGCGGCATCGTCGAGCGTGACGAGCAGCGCGTTGTGGTCCCACGGCGCGGGATGGTCGAGGCCGCCGAAGACCTGGTTCTTCTCGCAGCGCCCGTTGAGCCCCGCGATGGCCATGGCCACAACGGCCTGCGGGTAGATGCGGCGATTGACGTTCAGGACGTCGGCCGTCTCGAACTCGTAGATGAGTCGGCCGAGCCGACCCTTCGTGCCCTTGTCGCCCATCTTCTCCAGCGCGACAAACTTCGCGCGCACGTCGAAGTGCTCCGACGCGGTTACTTCGGTGCCGCGCGGCGTGGGCTTGGTCGGGGTTGTCACGCGCTTGAGAAGGCCTGGCATATCTGAGTAGACGCACGGGCGCATGAAGAAGGCCCCTTTCGGGGCCTTGCTGAGCGGCCGTCGTCGTGTCCCGCCCTCTCCGCCGGGGACCGCCGCGCTCCCGCGGTGCCAAATGGTAGATTTCGTTCAGGCCAGTCCGTCTTTGGCCCGCACCGCTTCGATCACCACCGCCTCTTGGGGCTCCACGTGGGAACTCAGGAAGCCCTTGAGCTTCTCCCACGCCTCGGGCGCCACGGACGTCACCGACGGGTCCTTGGCCGCCAGCTTGAAGTCCGCGATGCCGGCGGCGACGCTGCGCAGGGTCTGCGAGTGCAGCTCGCCCTCCGCGGCCTTGGTCTCCGCCTTGCGCCCCTTGAACTCGCGGTACAGGTACGCCCCCACGAGCAGCGCGCCCGCGCCGGCGACGATGAACAGCATGATCCCGGGGAACAGGGCCGCGGCCACCAGCGACGCGCTGAGCAGGGCGATGGTCATGGTCGCCCGCATCGGGATCGCCACCGGGAACGTCGGCGGGCGGACCATCGTCGAGAGCCCCGCCACCAGAAGGCCCGCGAGCCCGAGCCACAGGAGCGGGTTTCCCCACAGGTTCACCGAGCGGGCAGACACCGACGAGCTGGTGTCGGACCCGCGGGCATCGCGCCCGCCGCCCAGCGAGGCCGTGGGCGCTGTCGCGTCGTGGTCCTGCACGATCTGGTCGCCGGATGCACGCAGCGCGGCGCCGGTGCCCGTCGCCTCCTCGTCGATCGTGATCGAGCCACCATCGCGGATCTGCTCGAGGGTGATCGACGACCCCGGCGGCAACTGGAGCAGGCTTGTGATCTGCTCCTGCTGTGCCGGGGTCAGGGAGGGTTGGGGCTGGGCGAGTCCGATGCTGGAGGCGAGGAGGAAGAAGACGGTGGCGCTGCGCATGGGAGTGCTCCTTGAATCCTGAGCCGGTACGAGTACGTCTCCGGCTGTGCCGGCGCTGCCGGAAGTGCTGGGGCGGTCGTGGCCGTGATCCTCGTGATGTCGAGGGGACGAACCTCGGTCGTCGTCGAGCGCACTCTCGACTCCGAAGGATCCACTACGGTTTTGGACGCTCCCGAGCAGCCCGCGAGGGCCGCGAACACGACCGCGAGCAGCATCAGAGTCTTCATTGTTCAGTCTCCGTAATGGTGGTGGTCGTACCTGTGGTCGTACCTCCTGTTCTCGGGAAGGTACCTGAACTGGCGGTACGGGTTGTCGTTATACCCAGACGGCTGGCCATCCGCACGCCTGGTCTTGTCGGTCGCGCATCCGGCGAGGAGCGCGGCGCACACCACGAACAACAGGAACCCGCGCCCACGCGCCATCGACTTGGCCATTGCTATCTCCTGAACACCAGGGCACGACCCTGGGGGCCCGTGCGGTACATCCGCTTCGGGTCATCGTCCAAGATGATAACACCGTCCGGCCCAGTTGCAGTCACCAATCCGCTGTCCCCGCGGTCATTTACAACCACGCCCACCGCTACGCCCAGCAGCGTGGTGTCGATAACCTCGACCAGATGCAACCCCATGGTCTCGGCCGCGCGGACCTGGGCGAGGATCTCGCCTTGGGTGGGCGTGAGCCGGACCCGCTGCCCGAGCCCACGTGCCAGGGCCTCGATCTCCCGCCAGACATCGGCTGGGTCGCCGAAGCCCGCCCCCAGCGCCGCGCGGCGCAGGCTCCACGCATAAATCTCGGCGAGCTGCTGGTAGGACTGGGCTTGGGCCTGGTTCACAGGCGAGGCTGGATCCACGTCGAACGCCCCCAGCGCGAAGACCTCGACGCCGATCAGGTTCCGCGGCGTAGCCGTGACGCGCCCCCTCGCCACCAGGTAGCACTTGCAGTTCGCCAAACACGAACTCGTGCCATCTCGGGGCACGGCCGGCAGCTCGTTCCCGCCAGCGCCGGGCATGGTGTACGGGCTGCCCCGGGCAAACTCGATGCAGGTGGAGCAGCTCTCGGCGACAGTCCGCACCCACTCGATCTGAGACCCGGTCGGGAGCATCGACACCATGCCGCGCCAGAGCGCGTCGTCCACCATGCCGGCGTACAGGGCGGCCCGGCCAGCGCCCTGGGCCTCGCCGATCCACCCGCCGAGGTAGTCCATGTGCTTCTTGACCAGGGCCGCCTGGGTGGCCCTCTGGGACGCCGTGAGCGCCCACTGGCTGTTACGGGGGACGCCGGCGATGATGAAGCCCTGCTGCATCGCGGCCGTGATCGCCGCGCTGAAGGTGCTCCGGGCAGTCTCGAGCGCCAGCCGGGCGCTGAACTTGCCCGTCGCGACGCCCTTCACCAGGTTCTCGACGGCGGAGGAGACCGCGAACTTGGTGCGGTCCATCAGCGTGGCGCCCCGCCGCTTCTCGAGCGCGGTGGGCATCTCCCGCTCGATGGCGTCGATGCGGGCCCGGTCTTCGGCCGTCTGCGTCAGAGGAGTCACCTGCCCACCTCGAACATGCCGGACCGGAGCATGTCCAGGGTCTCCAGCGAGCTGGACAGGGCGAGCTGGATCTCCGGCGACTTCTGCCCGAGCAGGGCCAAGATGTTCTCCCGGACCAGCGGCCCGATCTCGCTGTGGAGCTGGGCGAGCACCGACTCGACAGCGCGCCGGCCGACACCCTTGGGCTTCTCGCCGCCCTCGATCTGCATGTCGTCGAACAGGTCGGCGAGTTCGCCCTCGTCGAGCCCTTCCAGCTCGTCGCTCATGTTCAGGAACGTCGAGAGGACCCACCGCGGGTGCTTCTCCAGCTTCATGCCAGCCTGGCGGAGGGTGAGGATGACACCGGCCTGGAGCGCCCGGATCTGGGCCTGCAGGAGGTCGTCGCGGGCCCCGATCTGGGGCGAGATGATCTCCACCGGGTACTTCAGCGGGTCGTACCCGCCGGCCAGCATGTCCACCCAGACCATGTGCTGATAGCCGGCCGCGCCGTACATCTGGATGTGCCGCGCGGTGCGGGCGAAGTTGATGTCGATCTGGGACAGGTTGCTCCGGCCGCCCTGGCTCCGCTCGTGGCCCAGGTACTCCGGGGGCACGCCCAGCGCGCCGAAGTAGACGCGGAACAGCAGCTCCACGTCCTGCACGCGGGCGAGGTTGGTGTCGCCGTCGATCGTGTCGAGGTCGTAAGCGAGCCCCTCGCCGGAGGCGATGAAGAAGTCCTCGTCCGGGGTGGGCGGCTTCTTGTACGAGTCCTGGGCGGATCCGATGCCGGTGGTGGAGCGCGTGACCGACTGCTTCCACATCGCCAGCCGCTTCATGATCTGCTTGGGGTCGCCCTTGAGGTCCGAGACGTCCACCTTCCAGCGGTAGCGCATCGCCGCGCGGGTGAGGCGGGCCAGCACCATCGAGTCGAGCACGCCGTGGACCTTGAGCCCGATCGCCCCGAATGGCTTGAGGATGCTGCGGCCGTACAGGAGCGTCTCGGTGGCCGAGACACCGCCGTTGGACCACAGGGCGAAGTGGGGCATCCGCCAGATCGGGAAGGTCTTGGCCTTGGCGTCGAGCTGGAGGCGGACGCCGTTGCTGGGCGGGCTCGTCTGGGTGATCTGCTGGGCCCAGTACGCCTCGGGGGTCCAGCGGCCGGTGGAGTCGAAGTTGCGGAAGATCGTCGCCGGCGGGATGGGGCGGAGGTGCGCCACGCCCAGCCGATTGTCCGCCATCATGGCCAGCACGTTCTCCGGCATGAAGGACCCGTACTTGCACATCGCCCGCACCGTCTGGAACGACGACTCACGGATGATGGTCTCGAGCCGGCGGAACCTGGCCTTCAGTTCCTCGGGGTACTCGTCGGGCGGGTTGACCATCCGCACGGCGTAGGTCCGCGTCCCGCCGCCCGAGAGGTCGCCCGTGACGGCCATGGTGGCGAAGGCGTCCAGTGCCCGCGGCACGTCGGAGATGTTGGTCTCCAGGAAGTCGTAGTACTGCATCTCGCGCACCCGGTCCATCGGGACCTGCACGGTGTTGAACCATGGGGTGAGCTTGGGGTCGCCCGCCGTGGACACGCCGCCGGCTGGGCCGCCCACCAGCGGCGACGGCTCGGGCGTCGAGTACCGCCCGGAGAGCAGATCGCCCAGGCTTCCGACCGCGGACTTCGTGATGGAGACGATTCGGCTCATTTCATCCTCGCAGGATCATCATGCCAGCGTCGTCGCGTCGGGGGTCGATGAGCTTGGGGGCGCTCTCGGTGTACACGTTCATCATCGGGCGGATCTCGGAGTAGTCGAGCACGGTGTCGAATCCGAGCACGAGGCCGGCCAGCATGTCGTAGACGGCCGCGTGGAGCTGGTGGTCTGGGATGCCCTCCCAGGTGAAACGCTCGTTGCCCTGGTCGTTGATGACCAGCTTCCGCACCGGCCGGCTCATCTCATCAAAGAGCCGTCCGTCCACCGCCACCGTCCAATCCTCGAACCACTCGATCTGGTTGGTCAGGTGCCACTCGTAGATCGTGTCGATCGCCACTGTCCGGTGCACTGTGATTAGACGCGGCGGGTCCAGGCGGCCGTCGCCTGCCTCGGAGACGACGACCATCTTGTGCTGGTCGTTCGTGGCGTATTTGCACCGGACGATCGGGATCTTCAGCTCGGCCATGGCGGCTTCCTGCACGCTCATGGCGAACTTCGCCTCGGGCTGGTGGTCGATCACCCCACCCACGACCCGGAATCGCTTGAGAACCTGGATCACCTCGTCCACCCCACCCGCGAGCCGGCCGGCGTGGACCTTGATCTGCTTCCCGTCGTCCCATCGGCTGATCTGGTAGTCGAGCCACGGGCGGTTGACGTCGATCCCGATGGTGGTCGGCTGCTCGGATGAGGAGACCATGCGCCGGCCCTTGGCGGTGCACCGCTCGAACATCTTGCGGTTGATGCGCAGCGTGCCGCCGGAGAATGGCCGCCCCAGGTCCATGTTGTTGAACTGCTGGAGCTTGGACGGGTTCCCCAGGCTCTTGCTGAAGGTGTCGATCAGGGTGTCCATCGTCGGCCCGATGCGGGTTGACAGGGCCTCCGTCCAGTACGACCGGATCTTGCGGCCGGGGCGCTGGGGGATCCAGAGGCCGGGGGCAAAGCGGTTCATCGGCCGCCCGCACTTCGGGTAGCGGCAGCATGGCCGGATGTCCCGCGGGGAGCCGGGCGACCAGTCCTTGTCGCGGACGTCGAAGGTCATAATGCGGCCCGAGTCGTCGATCCTGGTAATCACGACGTTGTCGTACCAGTCGATGATCTGCCGCTCGCCGCAGTGCTCGCAGTCGTGGAAGTAGCGGTGCTGGTCGCCGGCGAGGAACTCCGCGTGGATGTTGTCGTTGCCCGGGGCGCCGGCGTTCAGCTCGGAGCCCTCGACGGTGGGGGTTGAAATCTCGTCGCTGAGCTTGTAGTCCGACGCGTTCATGCGCTTCGGGTACATGGGCAGGTTCGTGCGATTGCAGAAGTCCCGCTCGTCGATGTGCATGCAGTCCGCGGTGAACGACGTCAGCTCGTCCTCGGAGTTGGCCGTGACGATGTAGAGCTTCCCGTGCGGCCCGAACCGCTTGAAGGACGTCGCGTCCGTCGCGTCGGCGATCTCCTGAAGCTCCTGGTAGTAGGGGGTGTTCTTGATCGTGGGGTTGAGCTTGCCGTTCACCAGCTCGATCACCTTGGCGTGCTTGGGCATGACCCAGCCCACCGCCAGCCCCAGCGAGCACTGGGCGAGGGTCTTCACGATCTCGTAGGTGGTCTTGCCGCGCTGGGCGGGGGCGATGATCCGCATGTCGGGGGAGGGATCGGCGTAAATCTGCTCCCACTGGGGGTCCAGCACGATCGGCTGGCCCTTGTCGGTGATGTGGACATTCAGGGCCAGGTGCATCGTCCGGCGTGCCACCTGCGCGGCCATGGCCCTACGCACGAGCACGTCGCGGCGGATGGGAGTCTGCACCTTCCGCCCGTCAGGCCTGGTGACGAGGATGGTCACGATCTCGTTGGGTTGGCGATCCGGTTTGGGCTTGGGACCGACCACGTCACGGATCCTCCGTCTCGTCTTCGTCAGCGCCTTCATCATCGGCTGGCGGGGGATCTTCGGGGGAGTCGGCAGGATCGTCCTGAAAAACCTCTGGTCCGGGTGCTGATTCATCGACCACCTCGCCGCCGACCATTTGGGCCAGGGACTCGTTGCTGAGCTGATTGGTCGTCTGGGCCGAGGCCTCGATCCCGCCGGCTCCGTTGACCAGGACGTTCATGTGGCCGACGTTCATCCGCCCGTCGCGCGGGCGGGCGCCGGTGATGTGGGCGATCTCCCTGGCCGCCTTCATCGCGATCGCGAGGGCGTTCGGGTCCAGGGCGTTTGGCTTGATCTTGGTGTGCTGGCCGTTGATCTGGACCATCTTGCCATCGGACTCGTTCTTGAGGCGGACGGGCTTGGTCGTGACCTCGACCTGGTCCTTGACGGCGTGGGTCATGGCGAGGCCGTGGATGTCCTCGAGCCGGCGGAGGTACAGGGCGCGGCTGGCCTGGACGTCCTCGAAGATGCCGCGGCACAGGAAGTCCTCGGTCTTGGCGACCCACCGCTCGGCCGCCTGCTTGGTCGTCCCCCACTCCTGGGCGACCAGCGCCACCACGGCGACGCGGTTCTTCTCTCGCGCGATCCAGATCGAGATGGTGTTGAGGCGGTCGATGAGCAGAGCTTCGGAGGGCGTCAACGCACCCGCCGGCTCCGGCTCGTCTTCCATCAGCTTCTCGATCCATGATGACATCGGCGGCAGCATATCACCATGACACGCACGACGTCACTCCTCCCAAAGTCCCTCCCGAGTCCGCCCCACTGCTCCGTGTGCGAGAAAACTACTCGCTCCCGGCATTCCTTGACTCGGCCAACAGGGCGGCGACTGCCATGCCTAGCACTGTGGCCATGAGGGGCGGTACGGCATTGCCGACCTGTGTGTAACGCGGGCACTCGCGGGTGCGCCGGTCACCGCCAGTCGTGTACTTGCCCGCGAACGCGAACCAATCCGGGAAGGATTGCAGCCTCGCCGACTCGCGCACAGTCAGAATCCGAGGCTCAGCATAATGCAGGACATCATCCGGGAGCGTGGTCACTGTTGGTGCCGGCTGGGCGGGGGCCATCGGGTAGACACGGTGCTTGCGAATCCCGAAGCTCTCTCGATTTGCGTCGTTCATCCGGACGCCCCTCGGACACTTCTGTAGTATCTTCTTGAATCGCGCAACAACGTTGTCCGTATGCCGGACCAATCGCATGCTGTCCATCTCGGTGGCCGAGAGATCACCATGCATGAGCTTCTGATACGTCGTGGAAGGAGCCGAGTACTTGGCAACAAGGAAGCCCTTCGGAGACTCCTTGTCCTGGCAAGGCAATCGCTCGACGCCGTCAGTCAGCAAGTCTCCCAGCGCATCGCTGACGCTCACGGGCGCAGCCAGACCCAACGCCGCGAGCTGCAGCTTTCGGTGCTGCTCGATCAGATCGAACGCGCGGCCCAGCCCGCCTGGAAGACTCTCAGCAAGGTCTTTCTTGAGGCCGATGACCACCAACCGTGAACGCCGCTGCGGCACGCCAAATGTGGATGCGTCAAGAATGCGTCCCAAGGCGGCGTATCCGGCGTCGTCCAGTGCCGCGACCAGCTCGTCGTAAAAGGACTTCGGCTTGGGGCCGGGAACGCGGCGTCCACTCCCGTGCGCCACTTTCATCCCAGGTACGTTTTCAATGATGAGGGCTGACGGGCGCACGAGTCGAACGAGTTCAACGTACCCCTTGAAGAGTTGATTCCGCGGATCGGCCTTGTGGCGACGGCCAGCGAACGAAAATCCCTGACAAGGAGGTCCCCCTACGACAACGTCGATCTGCCCGGCAAGCGAGGCGACATCTTTAGCGTGCGCCTCGAGCATCTCATCGAGCGACCATGCCTTTGTTTCCAGCCAGCGAGGCCAGTCGAACTTGATCGTCTCGCGTCCCTTCAGGAAGTTCCGGCGGAACGTGGCGAATGCCATCGAGTCCCGCTCCACCGCGAAGACCCCCCGCCACCCAGCCTGCTTCAAGCCAAGAGACAATCCACCGCAACCCGCGAACAGGTCGATGAAGGCTGTAGTTTCGGCCTGGGCGGTTGTCATCGAGGGAGGCGTCCTTTCCGAATCCGGATCGAATCATTGGCCTGACCCGTCGTCACCCCTCCAGCGAGTCGAGGTACGCCTGGCAGATCATGGACAGCGCCTCGCCATCCTCGCAATCGACTGTCTGGTGCGCCGCGTCCATCCGCCGCATCTGCTCGCGGAGCGCCCGGCGGATGATCTCCACCTGCCCGGGCCCGCAGTACACCATCAGCGGCGTCCGCATCGTGATCGCCCGCGCCCGCGTCGTGGCGTCCTGGACGTCGCCCCGGTCCAGCTCGGCGATGATCCGCCTGATCTGGTCCTCCGTCTCCGGCAGGATCTTGGCCAGCTCCGCGGGGTCCGGCGACGCCGCGTGCAGGATCCGCAGCAGCTCGGCGTCCTTTTTCTTGTCGTGCTCGCCCCGGAGCGGGTTCAGGGTCTTGAGCAGCAGCACCGCCCTGGTGTCCGGCACGCCCTTCCAGACCCGGACCTCGATCTCCGACGCCCCCCGGTCGATCTCCCGGCGCCACCGATGCTCCCCGTCGAGGCACTGGAGCTTGCCCGCGGCATGCTCGGCCTTGAAGTCCTCGCTCATCTCGAGTGACCGGACGATGCAGGGCGCGAACTCCCAGGTGCCGATCGAGGCATCCAGCTTCGCCCTCTGCTCATCGGACATCATGTTGGCGTTCAACGGGTGCGGCACCACCGTGTCGATGGGCACCCAGATGCTCGTCGGCTTGCGCTTGCTCACGCGGCGTTCTCGCGGTGCTCAATGGCCAGGCTCTTGTCGTGCAGGGACCAGCGGTAGGCGTTCAGCAGCAGCGTGCAAAAGACCAGTACCCCCAGCACCGTGCCCAGGATCGCAACCAGCTCGCATGTGGCAACCTCGAATCCCCAGCACACGCTGGCGACCAAGGTCGCCGCCGCGACGAGCACGGTCAGCGTCGCCATCATGCTCTCGGTCCGCCGGACTTCACTGCTCTTGCGACGGAGACTCAGCACCCGTCGCGCAACTGCCTGGTCCATTCCGCTTCCTCTCCACCGGGACGCCCATGATCGTCTGCGGCATGTCACCTGTGACCTGGGCGATTCTCCCCTTGACGAACGCGCCGCCCTCGGGCGTCATTCGCCAGACCCGGTTCCGGCCCGGGTCCACGATACTCTCTATGAAGCCGGCACGCTCAATGCGGCCCAGAGCCTCCCGCGTCTTTCCAAGGGCCACGCCGCGGCCCGTCTGGGCCCGGTATCGCTCCCGGGCCAGCTCAGCCGTTGTCCATTCCAAACCAATCGCGATCGTCATCGCGGTATCCAGCTCGTTCATCCTGCTTCCCCTGCGCGGCCTTCCATGGAGTAGACGCCAGAGTGCGTCCCCCGACTTCCATCGTACTGGCCCGGACCACGAGCCTGTTGCCCCACTTCCGCAGGGCGCCCGTCACCTTCACCTCCGAGCCGGCGGCAATGCTGCGTCGGACGTCGTTGGCCATCTCGCCCCACGCCTCGACCTCGACTCCAATCGGCTCGACCGTCTCCCTGCCGAGATTGTCGCGGGCCGGGCGCTCGAGCACGACGATCCCAATGGCCCTGGGGATGCGGGACTGGCCCACATTCTCGAGCTGGAACTCCGCCCGGGCCACGCCGTTGATCGTCACTTCGTTCTGGTACATGGAAAGCGACCGAGCGCACGGGAGCGCACCCGGCCGCTAAAGGAGGGTCTTGTCAGTCGCGGAGGGCGACCTGGTATCCCTCGAAGCGGAGCTTGGCCCCGCTGACGGTGGCTTTGTACTCGGGGCGGCCGGCCACGATCAGCCACGACTCGCCCGGGATGCCGCTCCCGGTTGCGCCGAGCACGTCGCGGAGGGAGTTCATCGCCGTCCGGAGCCGCTCACGCCGCATGATCTCAAGCTCCTGGCACTGGATCACCAGCCGCAGCGGATCGCCGGGGCGCTTGGGCATGTCGAGGGCGACCGTGCACTCAACCGTGACCACCGCCTGACGGTCGATCACGTCCTCGTCGAGGATGGGCACGGCGATCCGCAGCGTCCTGGGGATCTCCTTGAGGGACTCCCCTTGACCAGCCACGGTGAACATCACGCCGTAGGACGCCTCGCCGTCGATCTCCTTGATCTCGGTGTCGTGCTTGACGTTCTCGACGTACTTGATCGAGCCGAGCGCCTGCAGGAACTCCGGCGTCCGAACGGTGTGCTGGAGAGGCACCATCATGGCGCGCAGGTCGTGGTGCGAAATGGCCTTTCCCAGGATCTCATTCCACCCCTTGAAGTCGCTGCTGTAGCGGAACTGGCACTTGCCGATCTCGCGCTGGCCGCGAGTGATCGGCTCGTTGATGATGGCGTGCACGCCGTTCTCGTCGTAGAAGATCACCGAGCCCTGCGGGGTGCCGTACCTGGTCATGTACAGCGCCAGAGACATGGTGTCCCCAAAGGTGTGCTCGCGGCCATCCGCGATACTCAGGTGCTCGTCCACGGGCGGGAGCACGTGGGCGAACTCGATCTTCACCTTGCCGTCGTTGTCCCGGACCGCGTCCAGGAGCCACGATCGGCCATTCTGGGCCGCGCCCTCGATCAGGGAACCCACCACGTTGTCGATCGGATGCGGATGCGGCCTCTGCGGATTTTCCATCGGTTTCCTCGGTTCTCGGTTCCCGCTCGTTGCTGGCACTCCCGCGGAGTGGTTCAGGCGGTCTTGGGCGGCTTGGCCTTGGGCGGGTATTCGACCTTCTCCATCGTGCCGGAGGCCGGATCGGCAACCCCGACGATCTCGCCCAGGTCGGTGAACAGGTCGATCTGCTGGACGGCGCGGACGGCGCGGCCCTGGAGGTTCTTGTCCGTCGCGTCGATCAGGATGCGCCCGCCTGCAAACGTCACCAGCACCTTGCGCTTCGTGGCCGGGAATCCCTTGGCGATCTTCTGGACGATCGTGCCGTGGCCGTCGTACTCGGGGTCGTATCCGATCTCGAGCTTGATCGTCACCGTCGCCTTGCCGCGCTTGTCGTTGGTCCGCTCGCTGTAGGTGTGGAGCTGCTCGGCACACTCCCCAATCACCTCATCCAGCTCCGCCAGCAGCTTCCCGCTGTTGATCTCGGCGTACGAGGCAACCATCATCAGGTTGGGGGCGATCAGGTGGGCTTCGCCGTTTGCGTGAAGACGGACTCGCGGCTGGTTTGCTGCCATGGGGTCTCCTTGAAGGGCTCAGGATACGGTGACGGTCTATCGGTGTCAAGTGACCAACACATGACCATCAGCTCAGCGTCCACAGGAACGCGCAGGACCCGGCCTTGGCCGTCGCCGAGACGCCGGCGGCCTCGTACTTGGCCCTGGCCGTGAGCGTCCCACCCGAGGCGCCTGTGACAAGCGATCCCTCGCAGACGTACCGCGTGGGGGTGGTTCCGCCGCTCCCGGTGTTGGCGGTGTCGACGTCATAGGCCCCCGCCGCTTTGAACCACATGGCGTTGACCGCGCTGGGGTAGAGCTGCGAATAGGCGATCAGGACCTCGCCCGAGGGCCCGTTCACCGCCAGGTCGATGCCAGTGCCGACCGCGTCGGCGGTGGCCACCATCTCGAAGCGGAACCTGTAGTGCTTGTTGGCGACGACCTCAAAGGAGAGGCTCGGCAGGTCCGCGTAGGACGTCGTGAGGGCCTGGTCGCCGATCATCACCGCGGTGTCTTCGGTGTTGCCGGCGGCCTCTGCCAGCGCGTCCGCCAAATCGACCGCCACTGCGTCGGAGCCCACGCGCCCAACGACCTGGCCATCGGCCAGCTCGACCTCAACGGCCGAAGCCTCCGCGACCAGGCCGCGCAGCCGCACCTGAACTATGGGGCGTGACTTGTAGCGGGGCATGTGCGATTAGACGCCTCAGCCACCGCCGCCATCGACCGGGCTGTTGGGGTGTTGCGGGATCGGCGGGCGCATCTGCATGGATCCTGGAACGGTCGCGCCCTCGATCGCCCCCCGTCCGAGGGACATCAAGAACGACTCGCCCCGGGCCCGCACCCAGTCCGCTTCCTCGTCCTTCCGCTGGCCGTTCATAATCTCCCGCAGCCGGCGGTGGAACCCCACGAGTTCGTCGCGGACCAGCCGCACCGTCTCGTCTTGCGCTCCGGCGAGCATGGTGGGGAGCATCTGGATCTTCTTCAGCACCCCATCCGCGGCCATGAGGCACTCGCGGGCCTCGACGCTGCGCGGGGCGTGTTTCGTGGGG